TCAATGAGTGTGGTTAGACCAGACGTTGCAGTGGATACTGCATCACCAATGTCCGTTGAGGTCTGTACTTGCAATGCGGTGATATCGGATGCTAAGGCGGTTAACGAAGAATCGGTTGCATCTATACGAGTGGTTAGACTAGACGTTGCAGTGGATACTGCGGTACCAATATCTGTTGAGGTTTGTACTTGCAAGGTAGTTACATCAGACGCTATTGCAGTAAGAGAAGAATCAGTTGCGACAATCATTGCAGTCAATGAACTTGTTGCAGCTGCTACTGCATCACCAATGTCGGTTGAGGTCTGTACTTCTAATGCAACAACATCGGATGCTAAGGCGGTTAACGAAGAATCAGTTGCGACAATCATTGCAGTCAATGAACTTGTTGCGGTAGCTACTGCATCACCAATGTCAGTTGACGTTTGTACTTGCAAGGTAGTTACATCAGATGCAAGTACAGTGAGTGAACTGTCAGTTTGGTCGATACGTGCAGTTAGAGTACTGTTTGCAGATGCAATACTGTTCTCTAAGGTTACTCTAAGATCTACGATGTCTTGAGAAAGTACCGTGATGTCAACTCCATTAACATCGATGTATGTTTGCAGGACAGATCTTGCTGTCGCACTTGCGTCTACATCACTGTCAATGATTGTATCAATAACATCTAATCGTTCTATCAAAGTTGTGATGTTTGCTAAAGTAGCGGAATCTACTCCGCCACCGCCACCTCCGCTTCCTATCTGATCGCTCACAGAAGAATTGATTAGATTGATAAGATCTTCGAGAGAAATTCCACCAGAATCAGTTAACTGGAGTAGAGTATATAGCTCACTAAAATTGTCATTGATCTTATCACCGGCAACTCTAAGTGTATCACCACTATTACTGTTTGCAGCTGCGCCCAATCCTATGATCTGTCTAGTCATTACATTTTCCTAAATTTTATTTGGTTTTATATGGTATGTATTTAGATACCAGAATTAGTATGTCCGTATTGTTTATGTAACTACTACTCTCATAAGGTTGTTTCTGCTTCGTCAGCATCAGTGGAAAATGCATTATCCGACATGTATATATTTTGATTCGCCATAGATACGGAAGTTGGGGATGCCCATTCCGCAATAGTTCCGTAAATTTCTTCCATTCTTTCTAGAGTCAAATATTGATACTGGTCTAGTATCTTCGCAGAACTGAGAATAAACTCCGCGTCTGTCGCATCCGTCTCATTCATAGTCAACAATGCATATTGTGTATCCGCAAGAGGGGAAGCGTGACTGACAAGATATAGTGGAGCTTCAGACGGTGCAAGTGGATCTGTCGTCAATCCAGCACGAACATTAATTACTCCTAAGCTTTGGATTACTACGTCTGCTGCTAAATGGAATCCAGCTGGGTGAACCAACTTCTTGTAGAGATCTTCGTAATCACTAAAGGATATACCTGTTTTCAAAAGAACTGAAAATATCTGATATCTCTTGTCGTCTTGAATATAATGTAATGATCCCGGCCCAACTAAAGAACCTCCCAATTTATCATTCAGTATGAAGATATCTTTCTTTGGGTAAGTTACTTCAATATCTTCGTTGAAGAATGCTTTAAAGAAATGCTCTGCGGATATCTGTGTACCTTTAGCACGATATAGATCTGAAAGAAGCCGCGTCATCAACCGAGGATTCTGATAGAATGAAGACGATTCTAAACCGCTACTTATCTCTCCTATCAAAAGATCCAGATGTTTTATATCAGTTGACGATATGTTTCTTAAATCAAATAAGTTTTGAATTTGATCGTTGAATGAAGCAGAACCATCTTCTCCAGTATAGTCGTAATACGCCTCTATGAATCTAATAAGATCAGGGTATTCTTCTTGATAGAATTCCGGAAGAATCTGAGTTACATTATTCTGGTGGAACTTAGTATTCGTTCTGTACTGATTGGCGAGAAACTGTGACATTACAATATAACCTTAGTGACTCCGGAGTCGACTTTACCGTCGGTGGTAGATGTTTCGCTATCCAAACTGAAGATGTAGTTTCTCAGTGGATTAATTGTGCTCTGGTTTGCAGGGGTTGCGCTTACCTTTATACCATCACCTAAGTACCCAGACTTGTCCACGCGTAATGCATTTATGACAACCTTACCCTTAGCAGGATCATATGAACCTATATTAGGTATCTTCACAACACCCTCTAGATCTACTAATTGTAGTCGGGTTGAACCAATTACATTATTTATCAATACGTTCTGACCCTTTGATTTGAATATGGTCGACGTTATTATATGATCATCTTTATCTGCTGCAGCTAAAATGACTGGGAAATTAAGTGTATAGTCCTGTTCGATGTATGTGTTGAACGCGATACCTGCTGCTACCTGAGCTGCTTCAAGATCTGCAACCAGTTCAGTAATATTGATTGTTTGCTGTACCTTAACATCCATCCTAGAGTTTAGAATAGCACTAGAGAGATTGTCTATCGATGTTAATATATTCGAACGTCGGAACACTGAATTGAATTGGTTCAGATTAACGTTCATGTAACTTTGGATAAGTTCTTTGACCTGTGTCTCTAGAACTTCTTCGGTTGTCGTATTTTTAATAGGATCTATGTTGAAGGATGTCCTTAATTCTAGGTTCGTGATCTGAGGTTTAACGAACACTGTATCAATAGACATGATAGATAGATTAGAAGTCAATTGATCTTTAATCATTCCTTCGACCATTATCTTAGAAGAGTCGTCCACACCATCTAGGAAGTTTAGACTGACGAATACTTTACCGTACTGTGGAGGAACATTGTCGTTACCACCCCATGTCGCCACGTCCTTAACATATGCACCATACTTACTTTGAATCATACCTGAGTAATCTTCTGCGGTGACCAATCGGTTCTGCGCAGAGTATGCAAGAGGAGCATTCAACTTGATCGACTGTATAGACTCGATATCTGAACCACCAGCAGAATTAGAAACTGTAGTTACATTCACTACGTAGTCTGTACCAGTATACTCATTTAGGGAGAACAGTTTTGCACCGTTTGCAGCTGCTCCGTGAGTCGCAATATAGTCTACCTTAATAACGTTACCCGTTTCTGGTCTAGTTCCTAATACGTTACCGTCTCCAAATACAATCTCGTAGTTACCATTATGTGACTCACGTACCATGTACACACGAGAGTTGTCGTCAATAGTAGCAACCTCTTTAATGTTTAGGTATATGTTAGACAGGTTAGTTGTACCATTAGGGAACACGTTGACCAACATGGTAGAAGTGTCTATAGTGCTTTCCGGTATTACGTAAGGTACATCGATGTTATTATCGGCAAGGAAGGTTTTAGATTTATTCTTACCTTCTACCAGAGTTACTCCAGTGAAGGTGAATGTATTATTATTCACGGCCTTGACCGCACTATAATTCTCTATAGTGAAGAACTCATAGTTGGTCTCATCAATAGAAGCAAAGAAACTTGTACCCCTAGGTAGGGTAAAGGTTGAAGGGGGTGTTGGTATCGTGATGGTTACATCAACCTTAGCACGAGCAGCAGTAACGGACTTAGGGAAGTACCCTAGACTCTCTGCATGGGATATAACAGACGAACGTAACTGAGAGGTACTTAGAAACGACTCGTTGATAGACATGTTAGCGATAAGACCATTAATATGGGTATTATATGCTAGTACATCTAGAATGTTAGACAGACCACTCGCATCAAAATCATAGTCCTCAAACTCTCCACTATTTCGGAAGTATGTCTTTAGTTTGGACTTGATATCATAAAAATCTAAGTCAGAAGTATTAATAGTCATTTATCTTGCCCTTGCAATAGTTAGACCTAGTGTGACAACTTTGGTGGTATTAACCACACCAAATATTATCGTTAGGTCTGCCGAATTATAATCTGGTTTAATAGTAACCTTTACATCTTGTAGTTCCGCTCTAGGTTCATAGTTGGCTATGGTAGAACGTACTCGTGACACTATGTCTTCCTCGTCCAAGTCGGTAGATAGGGAGAATAATATACCGTCCAACCCTGCACCATAATACGGACGAAATGGCATAGACCCCTTCTCTGTCATTAAGAGGTTCTTCACAGATTGACGGACTGCGTTAGCGTCTGTCTTCTTGTAGATGTCACCTGTGGTAGGATTCGGTGTAAAAGAACAGTCGATATCTTTATTGATACGATCGATCGAGGATGTGATCGGTTTGTTCTGTAGGTTACCGTCTTCTATTGAGAATGCTTTTGCCATAATGGGTTAACTCTTTTCATACTATTTATACATAAACCGCAACACCAATTTCAGGTAATGCTAACTGAATGCCTTCCTTTTACTTTTTATATCTCTAATGGCAGTCTTAATAGCATCTTCTGCCAGTACCGAACAATGTATTTTCACTGGAGGTAATGCTAACTCCAATGCAAGATCGGTATTCTTTATTAGCATTGCATCATCTAAGTGTTTACCCTTGACCAATTCGGTCAGTAACGAGCTAGATGCAATTGCTGATCCGCAACCATAGGTCTTGAACTTCGCGTCTTCTATGATACCGTCATCGTTCACTAGTATCTGTAGTCGCATAACATCACCGCATGCTGGTGCACCCACCATACCTGTTCCGACGTTAACAGACTTCTCGTCCATCACTCCGACGTTTCTAGGGTTCTCATAGTGGTCTAGTAACTTCTCACTGTATGCCATTAGGTATGACCTCTCCAATTTCAGGTAATTCAGGTAGCGTTAAATCAAATGATGTCGGGATACCTATTAATCCAAGGACATCACAGAATGTTAGTGTTAGGAAGTCAAGTAGTGAACCTAATCCGATTGCGTCTAGGAACGACTTGATCTTCTTGATCCATAGGTTGATCAGTTCTTTCTGCCACTGTGCGAACCAATCTCTAGCCGCACGTACCATTTCGTTTATCTGGTCTTCCGGTATTACTACATTGGTATCGATCTCACCCCCAATGATATCCAGAAGAGACATACCGAACAAGGACACTCCTTTGAGTTGATCTACGACATATGCGTTTACACTGAAGTTCTCTACGTCATCCTTTAGCGCTTCACCCTTAGCCTTTGCAGACTCTATCTCTGCACGTATAAAGGTCTCTACATCGAAGTCTAATAAAGCAGGTAGACTAGGTAGACCCAAGGTATCCCATATCGTCTTGAACTTGTCGATCAATGCTCCGAAGGTAGACTGTAATAAATTGGTACACAACTTAACCAACTCGTTTTTAAAATATGCCCAAGTAAGTTTACCCTTCCACTCATCACACTCAACACCGAACTCACCTTTGTAGTACTGATACCCTTCGGGTACCATAGCATAATACCTGTCTACCTCATCGGTGATTTGTTTCTTGATACTCTCTTGTTCCTTTTTATCCAATATCTTGAGTAGGTCAACCTCTATACCCAGCAGCGATACCTCGAAACTTACTGGGATGATAGTCGATATCATATCAAGCATCTTAACTGGGATGTATATGTGAAACTCGTCAATCAGTTCCGACCATGCATCGTTAGCTTCCTTCTGCCAGTTACGTATCTGTCCTTTCTGCCAATACGGAGATAGTATACTGGACTGCAATTCAGCAAAGTCTTCTATCTGTTTGATGGCATCATCTATTTGTTTCTGTACCTCGACATCCAAGTTTGGGTTCGCAACGGAGTATGCCTTCAACTTACTAGGCATCATTAGGATATCATTGTATACCTGAACGAACCCAGCCTTAGTAGGTAGAGTTGATCCATCGCACGGTAACTGATATGCCATTACGAGTTCAGTTTAAGGTTTTTAGCATTGATAGAGACTGTACCGCCCGCAGTTAGATCCACATCACCACCGACATTAATAGTTACCTTACCAGCGATTGTTACCGACTCGTCTCCAAGTACTATTGAGTAGCTGTCTTTAGTGATGAACGTAACAATAGAACCGTCCGCTTGCATCTCATAGTAAGTACCAGACGTGTGTGCTTCTTTAATACGTTCAGCACCAGCCGTATCATCATACTCTTTATAGTGTCCCGACTCTGTCTCGTACACTTTGTTGGTAGGATAGTTGGCATCCGCCTTAGGGTTCGCATCACCTTCTTTAGGTACAGTACCAATCACCATAGGTAACTGAGAGTTCTGTCCGTCCAAGAAGATACCGAATACTTGGGTACCCACTAGGATACCTAGGTACTGTCCCTTACCTTCATGGACACCCTGAGTAACAGGTACAACGATCTGTGCCCAAGGTAGGTGATCCTCTTTGATGAGTTTTTTGTCATCATGTACCCCAACTACCCTAACCTTAACACGTCCGAGTTTCAATGGGTCGTCCTTTACCTTGACAACCTCACCAAGGAACCAACGAGTCTGATCTCCATAATATTCAATAAAGTCACTAGGGATCATTGTACCTCTCCATTAGATAGTTTCACACCAGACATTGTCACATAGTATGAATTCCGTGATATAGAATGTTTACATGCAAAGATGAGGAAGTCCCCTGACTTCTTACGGTCATATACGTTAACAGAACTTTCCTCTAGTTTGTTACGTAGAAACCTGAGAGATATCTTTCTACCCAGTGTTTTGTTAGCATTACCGTCCAAGAACTCTGTACCTTCAAGCACAAAGTCTATCTTACTATTAGTTAGCATATGAGTCATGGCTCGGTTAATGATGTTGAACTTGTACTGTGCTACCGCTCCACTCTCTGAGTAAGACTTGCCGCCCTCGTACGCAGAAGATCCACCTATCTGACTCATACTTCTACTCTTCATATCAGCTGTGATATCTTTGTACTTACCATTGTCAAACAATGGAATACCCTTGTTGATGATAGTATCAGTCTTCAGTCGTGCAATCACCTCAGTATCTACGTTAAATGAGAACGTGTCTACCTTATTCTTAGTAACGTTTATGTAGCGATACTCCGAACCAATCAGTCCTTTTTGTATCAGTTTGAATAGGTTCTCTGTATCCTTTGATTGATACCTAATAATGGTGCGATCAGATGTTGTACGATCTGAACTCGATTCAGCAAGAGAGGATCCAGTGAAAGAATAAGGGGTCTTGGGATTCATTGAGACTGGTGTCATAAGAGAGTGCAAATCTTTCATCTGTAGTTCTTTGTCGACTAGTGTGGAATATAGGTAGTATGGATACCCCTCCCCAGTAGAGGCTCGGTTCTTTATCCAACACATAGCATCAATCGGAGTTAGGTTAGGTATAATGACCTTCATCGATTGATGGACTTCGCCTGTGTGTACGACCGTGGTATCGAGAAACTCTTTGGAGATCTTACTAATGATGTCACTAGGTTTACCACTGTAAGGTTGGTTCACATTTTTTAGGTTAGACATGTATCCAATGTCTTCTATCAGGTGGAACACATAGAGTTCTGATAGCTCTGTACTCTTATCGGATAGGATTATTTTATCGATGAAGAATGTTTTGGAAACACTTACAGTTTGTGGGCGATTACTCTTTAGTTTGATATGTATCTTTTCTCCGCCAGAGATATTCATAAGAGAGACGACACTATCCCTATCGGTATAACCCAATACAGCAGTTAGGTAAGGTTTATCTAAATGCTCGAATATATCAATATCAGAAACCCCATTCGCTATCTCAGTAGATAGCTTAGATTCTTTCTGTTCAATTATAACAGATTCGATATTAACTAGATTATTAGCATCGTTGGACATTATTACCTCAAGGCTTCTTTAAACAATTGTTGTACTGTATTGATTTCTCTTGGATTGATAACACGTATTTGTTTCAGCCTGTCGTTATCATTTAGGTAGGAGTCTAGGTTGGTTACGGGTACCGCATTCGTAGGTACACTCATGTCCGTCAGATCCAAGTCTACATGTTCGCCATTCACTTCATAGTGATGTGTTGCAAGGTAACCCTGAGTCGCAGCGATGAGGTCGACATGTTCATTAATGTCTGTGTTAGACACCACCATCTCACTTTGTTGAAACTTCACATTACCCTGAACCTCTACGTAGATCTGTCCTAGGTCTAGGTTCTTGTACTTAATGATACCTACCGCTTGACTCATAGCACCAGTTATGGTGTCCCCTATCGCGAGGATGCTGTGTATGGAGTCTTGTGTGGTAAGTACATAATCAGGGTAATCCGATTTAACTCGTTTGACGACATCATTGTATGCTACTGGCCAACCTTGTTCACGTATCTTATCGTTCATAAAGTAGAACGTCCAATGCATGTGTGGGTTCTTGTACAACATAAATGCAGTCTGGTCTGGTCTCTCTCCACCCTGTATATTATAGTCTTGATAAAAAGCGGAGTTCATTTTGATGTCGTCCAGAATATCTACATAGACGGCAAGGTTTTGTACCAGTGCAGTTTCTTCTCCGTCACCGAAGGAATAGAACTGTAATGGGAAATCGTTAAAGTATGACATTAGAAACCATCCTCATCCATAATATCTTCGCGGTTTAGTGTTCTCTCTTCTACAAAGTTAAGAGATAGATCAATCTCGACAGGGTATCCGTCAGCATGGTACACCATACTACTTGAGTTGTAACTGGTAGAGATTGCTTTCAGATGACATTTCTTCATCTTAGTACCGATACGTTTTTTAATCCCAGCATCGTTCTCGTAGAATAGATCCAACTCGAACATGTGTGGGTACTTGTATCCTGCACTTATTCCACCAACTCGTATTGGGTCTGGGTATGCGTAACCACGAAATCGTTTTATAATCTTTTCGACTTCTTTCGCTTCCATCGCTGACTTGGGAATGAACTTGAACTGGAAGGAGAACTCACGAATATTGACACCCTTAAATACAGTTCTTGTATTAGGGTTCACCGTTACACCGAATGCAAGAGAAGTAGCATTGCCGGCGGTACCGTTAACTGCAGCTGCAGTTCGTTGTAATGCGAGTCCTGCGGTAGCACCTTGTAGGTTACCAAGTACCATATCGGTCAGGTTAGATAAACCTTTCTCGGTAGCTTCTCCTAGAGTTTCGAGGATACCTTTACCTGAACTCAGCGCTGAGGTCATTCCTGCACCCATTGGCCCGAGTTCAGGAGATGCATAGTTCAAACCATCCGCTTGGGTGAATGCGATAGGTAGATATATCTTGACCATGTTTCCGGTGTCTTCTATGCTTCTATCGGAATACTCCATAGGACTTTCTTTGCCATGTTTCTCAACGTATCTAACGTCCATAGCATTACTGACCCTAGTCTGTGCCTCTCTATATTCTGAATAACTTAACTCTTTGCTGGCATATCTCTTTTCAATATCCTTACTTTTTTCGTTCAACTCTCGATATTTAGAATCCCCCTTTTCTCCGGCACCTAAAAGTTCACTGACAGCATTGGGTGCGCCTTTCAGGGAAGGAGGGACTATCTCAAATATCTTGAAGGTTATGTTTGCACCATATCTCTCTTGATCGTTGAGCGGATATGTCAACTTGTTAGGATTAGACATAACGGTGTGAAGAGGAGTCGCCGAACCTTTCTCTGCCTCTGACTTATCGCCTAGAAGTGAATCACTAAGAACGTTAAGAAATTCTTTGATCATGGGGGTATACCTATGTTTATAAATACTGTCATACTATTTATACATATCCGGAGACATCTTTAAAATGAATCTAGTAAAAGAATGTAAGTTCCTCACCGACGGATGGCCCTACGAAGAAGGTCATATTATACCGAGTGAGCACACTTGTCGCATGATACATGTTATATGCAAACTGACTCGTTGTCAAAACGTATTAGAGATTGGGTTCAACTACGGACACAGCGCATATACCTTTATGACTGTGAACAAAGATCTGGTATATCATTCGGTAGACATTTGTCAATACGAACACACGTTGGTGAATGCCGCACAAATTAAAGACAGGTTCGGTGAGCGTTTCGAATTTACTAAGACGAGTTCTTTCGATATCGACCCGACTACAATAGAACATTACGACATGGTGTTTATCGATGGTGATCATAGAACCGATGGTATGTCAAGTGATATGAATCTATGTAATGCAGCTAAAACGCCCTATATACTAATTGATGATTACGTGCAATGTATGTCTACCGTAGACGATGAGATACGTCCTAGGGAGTTAATACATCACTATTTAAATAAGGACGATTTTCCGTACAGGAAAGTTCAAGAGTTTACATACCCTGCAACGGATTGGCAGAACTACATGGTATTATTAGAAAGAGTAGTATGAAGACCTATAAAGGTAGGTACAAACCAAAGAACCCAGAGAAGTACGCCGGCGATGTAGACAACGTCGTCTACCGTTCGGGATGGGAACGCTACGTAATGAAGTGGTGCGACGACAGTTTGGATATCGTACAATGGATGTCCGAAGAACTCGTGCTACCTTACATCTGCGAGACCGACAAGAAACCTCATCGATACTTCATGGACTTCGTTATCAAGTACAAGTCTGGTCGTGTTGTACTGGTAGAAGTCAAACCATTCAAGGAGACTAAGTTACCTGAACGTAAACAGGGGAAGTCTCGACGTACCGTACTAAACGAAGGTATGACGTACATTAAGAATCAGTCTAAGTGGACAGCTGCTAAGAAGTATGCAGATGATCGGGGATACCATTTTGAGATCTGGACTGAAAAAGAACTGACTGCCATGGGTATCATGCCCAAGTCTACCCAGAAGATGCGTACCAAGAAACCTATTAAAAAACTAGCACCCTTCCGAAAGAAAAAGAAATGAGCCCAAAGGTATTCTTCATTGGTATGGACAATTCGTCCGACCAACCATTAATCGATCTTATGCTAGACAGCGGTTGCTCTGTCGCAAGTATAAGTTCGGATAGAAGAAACCTTGCGAAGACTATCAAACGTAACCTCGTAGCAGGTAACGATCCACTGCATACAATCAGTGACAGTAATGTTTATATTAACATGACTTATTTTGAAAACGACGACTACATCGAAGGTAATCAATACTACCGACAACTGTACGAGGCGTACCCAGATGCATACTTCATATTGAACTGTGTAACCGAAGCGATTTTTGTAGAGAACAGAATGAACACCCCCATACTTGAGAAGTGTAAAGAGACAATGGTGCCAGGCAAACCCCTTACTACCCAAGAGGTAGTATGGAATTGGATCACCTATAGATCCCAACACCATGCGACAGTCATAAACTGGTTCTTTGGTGATGATATTAGAGCAGAACGGTTCCTTATTTTAGATGTTGACTATGACAATGTGTCTAAGATTGTGAACTTTGTGGCCAAAGACTACACTCTCAATATAGATAACTGGATACATTCTGTATAAATAGAAGTAGGAATTTTAACGGAAGCATTCATGTCTAACATATTTCAACGATTAGAACTACAAGCGTTCCGTGCTGGTATTACACCACGCACAAAAGAATCACGTAATTGGTTTCGACAAAAGATTAAGAATCTTCGGAGTATCAAACGTGAGGAGTTGATGAAAGAAGATCCTATAAAACAAACGGGTCAAGAGATCGTCGGTAGCATGTACATGTTCTTCTATGACCCTAAGCATAAGGATACACTACCGTACTACGATACGTTTCCGTTGGTTGTAGTTGTGGGGCCTGCCGAGGGTGGGTTCTATGGATTGAACCTACACTATCTACCTCCTATCCTACGTGCGAAGATGTTGGACGCGTTAATGGATATTACCAGTAACAATAAATTCAATGACTCTACTCGATTCAAAATGTCGTATGAGTTGTTGGTTAAGAGTAGTAAGTTGAAGTACTTCCAACCGTGTTTCAAACATTACTTGAATAAACATGTACAAAGCAAGTTCGCATTGGTGCCTGCACCTGAGTGGGAGATCGCTACATTCCTACCGACCGCAAGTTTCAAGAAGGCGAACTCCAAGAAGGTATACTCCGACTCCAAGAAAAAGATAGGTGGTTAATAGATGTCAGGCATAGAAGAACTAAAAGGCAAACTTACCTCTAAGAATGGTATGGCGATGGCCAATCAGTTTTCGGTTTCACTTCCGTCTATGGGAGAGGTAGGTGCACGAGAACTAAACGTTATATGTAAGGACGTTACTTTACCTGGCCGGCAGATAATGAGCCTGGATAGAACTGTCGGTATATTCAACGAGAAGATCGCCAATGGTTTTGCAGTAGAAGACGTTTCAATAACATTCTATGTGTTGAACGACTACGGTGTTAAGAAGTATTTTGATACGTGGGCAAACACTATAGTGGGTATGAACCATAAGGTAAAACCCACCGCCACTGGAGAAGACGCATCTCCAGAAGATAAGGCAGCTACCAAAGCCGCAGAAGCAGAATTTGCGAATACTCTAAAGATGGGAGAGGTAGGTTACAAGAACAACTATTCGAAAAACATTACTATACGACAGTTGCGTAAACCTATCGCCCGATTTGGTTTCGATCTTGGGCCGTTAGAGTTTGATTTTGATGTTGGGGGTGCATCTATATACAGTATAGAATTACTAGAAGCATTCCCTACATCGCTCAGTTCAATACAACTGAGTAACGACGGACAACTGGTTGAGTGTACAATGCAATTCTCGTACACCAACTGGAAAGTGATAGAAGATAAACGAAGTTTAGTTGATGGTAATTTCAACTTTAACTTAGGTGGATTAATTTAATTATATAATATAGGATACATCATGGCTTTACCAAAACTGAATGCAGCACCAACATATGAAATGAAAATCCCCTCGACGGGTCAGAGTGTGGTCTATCGACCGTTCCTTGTAAAGGAACAGAAGAACCTTCTCATAGCATTTGAAGCGCAGAACCGACAAGACCTAGTTAGGGCAGTTATACGAACGATCGAGGCATGTGTGGAAGAACCTATCGGTGGGTTACTAACAACCTTCGATGTGGATTACATGTTCACCAAGATACGTGCTAAGTCT